CGGCCCCGACCGGTCGCGGGATTTGATGTCAAATTCCAGATCGCGCATGTCAGCTTGCCGTCAGGTCGAAATACGCGACCCAATCGATGAATTCCCCGTACGGGATGGCTTCGATTTCCTGGAGCGTCTTGCCGAGGCGGAGCCCGAGCGCATGCATGAGCATGCGCCGCGGGTCCGCCTTCAGCCGTTTTTTGCGTCGTCGATCTGTTCGTCGACCGGCTTCGTCTTGCCTGACTTCGTGACCAGATGCGCCTTGTAGAGGATTGCGTTGGCCAGCCGGCCGACAATGTCGCCGGACACGGCATGGCGCAGATCATGCTCCGACATGCCGTCGAAGACCTTGTTGCCGGCTTCGTCGCGGGACATCAGAATGACGGCGCGCAACCGGATAAGGCTGCCGCTCGCCGGCCTGCCCTCACTGTCCGCCTCATAGATGCGCTCCTGGTCGCGAACCGTCAGTTCAGCCCATGTAATGAGGGCCGGCTTGTCAGGCGATTCGCCCCATTCCGGGATCTTCAGTTCGTGGGGCGGCAGCGCCGCGTAATGGGCCTTCGCCCTTTCGAGAAGCGTCGACATCATGCCACCGTCGACGACGTGAGCGCGCCGTTGCCCTTCAGATCGACGGAGAAGGTGACGCGCTCGGTATAGGTCGCCTCGCGATTGATGGCCACGACGCTTGCCGTGCCGGTGAGGTACTTTTTCCCGGTCGCGTCGCCGTCCGTATAGAGGCCGACTGTGACCGACGCGCCGATGGTGAGCGCCACCTGCCCGTTGGTGTCGGCCGGGTCGTAATTTCCCTCGACCTTCGCCGTCCAGCCGGGAATTCCGGTGAGATGCGTCTGCGCCGTATCGCCCATCGATGTGGTGTCGGAATCGCCGACAGTCTCGTTGACGGAAAACTTGGTGACTTCGGCGACGACGTTGGTGGTGAGCTTCACCTTGCCGTTCTTGCCGTGGTGAACCGCCATGATGGCCTCCTATAAGGACGTTTCGGGGTTGCCGCGCGCGGTGAACAGCGTCACGGCGAAGGTGAAAGCGGCCGTGCAGAATGACCTCTCCGCATCGCCGCTGAATGCGAATTCGGTCGCCTGGTACTCATAGGTTTCGGCCAGCCCGCCAAGCGTCGGGTCGGCGGCGAATTTGCCCTCGACGAACACGCCGAGCGCGTCGAGCGTGTCTTCGGTCGCCTCGGAATCGCCCTTGGCGCAGGCGGTAATCCGAACCTCGACCACACGCTGTTGCGTCCCGCCCATCGAAGCATCGGCTGACCGTTCGTTCTGCACGGCGACGATCAGCGATGGTTGCAGGTTCTTTTCCAGCGGCAGCGTGCGCCGCATGAACACGCGGTTCCCGGCCTCAGCCGATCCGGTCAGGTTCGCCTTCAGCCAGGCGCGTATCTGTTTGCGGACATGCGCCATCGTTTACCTCGCCCCTTGTGGGAGAGGTCGGAGCGCCCCGTGAGCGCAAAGCGCGAACGGCTGGCGCGACGGGTGAGGGGTGAGCGGCGTCGCCACCTTCACCCCTCCTGGAGCCGCACGACGGTCATGCCCGTGCCGTCCGGCTTGAACTCGACGGCCGTGTACACGCGAGCTTGCACTGTCACGCTGTCGCCCTGCGCGGCGGTCGCCGGTATGTCGGTGCTGCGCGCGAGGATTTGCGGTCCCGCGCCTTCCGCGCCGCTTTCCAGAAATGGCGATGCGATAAGCTGATATTCGGCGTCGAAAATCGCCGAGAAGTTCGCCGTCCCGCCGGCGTGAACCCACGACACCGGAACGGCGAAGTCGTCATCGTCGATGAAGACGGCGCGATCGGAATCAGTCTCGACCGGCATTCTTCTGTCCCGCCGGCGCAGGGGCCGGCTTCGCCAGCGCCGCCGTCTTCACGGCGACGGGATGGTCCTCGGGCAGCACCACGGTATCGCCCGGCCGGCGCTTGACGCCGTCCAGGACTTCGGTCGTGAGCAAGGTGACGGAGACCGATTTCACGCATCACCTCCGCCGTCGCCGGCCGGACCGGGCGGGTTCGTTCCTGAGCCCGTTGGATTGGTGCCGGAACCCGCTGGAGCTGCTGCTGCGGTAGGCTTGGCCTTGGCCTCTGGTACGAGTACGACCGCGAGATTCCGCGGCAGCTTTGCCGGAGGCACATCGAGGCCGAATGCCTCGCCCGCCTTAAACTGGACCGGCGCTTTCGGACGGTAGCCGCCGCCAACCCGTTCCAGCACATGGGCGCGCGCAGCGACCTGTTCCTTCGTGAGCGTCAGCACCATGTCCGTTCCGACATGGGCGACGCCGCCTTCCACTCTGTATCGCATGCTGAAGTCCTTTCCTTCTGTGGCCTGCCCAGGCGGCAACGCGCCCCCCGTTGCTGCCGGGGCAGGTCACGATCCGTCCCCGCTTGGACGGGGACGGATCGAGATCGAGAATACGTGTCAGGCTTGGAGGGTCACGAGGCAGGCGTGCTGCCAATACGCGTACGCGACGTTGCCGGTCCAATCGATGCCGAACAGCTGTTCCTTGTTCAGTTGCTCATATTCGGTGCCTTCGCCGAGCGCGATCACGTCGGGAATATCTTCCTCCTGGACGATGAAAGGCTTCGCTGCATCGTCGGTGCGGAACACCGCGAGCTTGGTCGTCCAGGTCAGGCGCGGATTGGGTACAACTTCGATTTCGAACTTGCCCTTGAGCGCCGGCAGGACGTTGGTGTTGCCGCCGCCGGTCAGCAGCGACGTGACCGCCTCCAGCGCCACGCCCATGAAGCTGATCGGCACATGGACCTGGAACTTGCTGGCGCCCTGGTTCATCGGTTCGCCGCGGTCATCCTTGAACGAATAAATCTGCTGGATGGCCGCGAGGATGGCGCGGGCGACCGTCTCGACATTCGGGGCAGTGGCCGTTCCGCCGGTTCCGTTGTCCGAGATGTCGAAGACGATGTCGTTGCTCTGCGTACCGCTCTCGCCTTCGACGTGATCGGTATCGAAGAAATACTGCCCGTCGTAGCAGACGGTCGACTCGGCAGCGATGATCAGGGCCGACAGAAGTTTCGCCGGATGGTCCATCGCCCGGTCGGCGAGCTGGTTGACGCGGACGGTGATCATGCCGAGCTTGTCGCGGCGCATGTCCTTCGACTTGATCGTGATCGAGCCTTCGTAGTCCTTGTTCGACACGGTGAACGAGAATTCGCGCAGTTCTGCCGGCGTGCGGCCTCCGATGAACTCGCGCAGCGCCGGAGCGGAACCCAGCCAGGCGTACTCCTCAACCGCCTGGTCGGAAGACATGCGCATCGCGATGCCGTCGACCCAGGCGATCGGGCCGGTTTCAAGACGGGCGAGGATCATCCCGCGCACGCCGTTGGTTGTGATTTTCTGATACTGCTGCGGAAGCATAGCCTTCCCCTTTCAAAGCAGGTTGCTGGTCCGGGCGAGCCGGGACGGGACTCAGGTGAAAAAAAGGTGACGCGGTGAAAAGGCCGTGCCTCGCCGCTGGGGCGGGGCACGGGGGGAGCATCGTCAGGCCTGGAGCGCGGCCCTGCTGAGCGCCGCGTCGAATTCGACGACGGCGACGCCCGTCGAAATCCATCGCGAAACGTAGCCGATCAGCGAGTTCGACGCGGCGGTCAGCGTGAACGTGTCGTCGTCCGACGCGTACACGGCCGGGCGGTCGTTGGACGTGATCGCAAGGCCGGAAATGGGCAGGACGATATTGCCCTTTTTCTTGACGTTGACGCCAATCGCGCCGGCCGCTCCGGCCGAGTTGTCGGCCTTGGCCTCCGCGAAGCCGAGGAATGGGTCGGCCGCGACCAGCGGCCGGGCATATCCCGAGCCGTTCTCGCCGACAGCGGCTCCCTGGTAGATGATGTCCGAAGCGATGACAGGATATTCTTCCTTGTCGCCCATCTGATAGTCGCGTGTCTTGTTGGCCGCCAGCGTCGTCATGGCGAGGCCGACGCCGGCGTCGGGAACGATCGAGGCAAGATGCGAGCCGTCCGGCAGGACATGGATGATGGCGACGGCTAGCAGTGCAAGCGCGGCGAGGCCCGCCGCCAGAAGCAGGGTCTTTTTCATCGGAATTTTCCTTGGGTTTGGATTGATCGCGGCCCAAAACCATGCGCCGCCGCAGGTACTCTACGCGCCCCGGCGTTGCCGCCGACGCGAGTCTATCAAGTCCATCAGGTAT